ACCTTCTTCCAAAAAAATTTACGTTGACACCTGAGGATATGTCTTTGATGACATTTTCTGATGCTTCTAATGGTCTTATTATTCATGACCACTTTAAACCAATGGAAAAAGAAGTATCACCGAATGTAAAAGTGAAGCTAATAAAAAAAGGAACAAAGAAACAGGCAACAACAATGTGGTTGAAGAGATTTTATCATTTTATTAAGACTGCTTGGGAAGAGACTTATGATGGTTTACCTATAGATAAAAATGTATTTTTTGGTTTTCTTTCTCTAGCTATAAAATCTCAAAATTTAACAGCTTTAGATGATAATGATTTTTCACAGGAATCTAATAGAGATATGTTTGAGAAATCACGAGTTTTTTTTCAAAGTCAGGATTTTATAATTCATCGTTTATTTAAGGGTAGACATTGTGAGCGAACTTATTATCCTTATGATTTTTCTCCTGTTATAAGAATTGAGATTGGAACAAAGTGGATAAAAGGAGGTGCGGATATGAAAGCCTATGTGCTTAAAGAGAAGGACATGGATCAATATGAAAAAATAGAGCCGCCACCTCCAGGGTATAAAGTTGCATGGAAGAAAACTAAAGAAGGGACTCAGATGGTAGGATCTGGAGATATAAAGAAGTTAGATCAATGCCTTAAGGCTATTATGTTAGGTATGTATATGATGTGTGCTTCTTTCTGGATAACAAGAGAAGATTCTCATATGTATAGAATGTTTATGTACTTGTTAGAAGCAGCTGCTGAGTTGTTGGCAGGTAAGCATGTGAGATGGTTTAATCAGTTTATATTAATGATAGGAGTTATGCCTAGTGGATCTCTTGATACATCCCATGGTGATTCGTGGATAGTTGGTGTGTTCTATTTTCTCTCTTTTCTGTTTTATAAGATTGAGATTTCATCAGATGAGATAAAAGCTGCAATTATGAAGAATATGAGTTTAGGGAATATTATAGCCTTAATTTTTGGAGATGATTTTTTATATAGTTTTCCGAAGGCTCTTAGAGATATTATAGGGATGGAAGAATTTAAGAAGTTTTTGTGGGATTTTTATCATACTGAGATGAAGCAATGTGAAGAGCATGGTACAGTTATATCTTACCCTTGTATAAAGAAAAGTATTGCAGAGATGGTATTATTTGATAAATACTATTCTCATAAAGGTCCTGTTTATCTTAAACGATATCTAATACCATCGTCGTTGTTTGATCTTCATCTAATTCTTGATGTCAATTTTTTGCCTTGGAGACCTATTTATCAATACTATACTAGAGCAGGTGTAAATGATACAAGAGAGGGAGAGATACAAATATGGATGGCTCGTTGTGTGGGTCTTTTATATGATAATTGTGGTGTTGATCCATATTCTCATTCTTTTTTAATGATGATGTATATGCTTTTGAGAAAAGAGTTAATGGCTAAAAGTCCTACAGCATTAGATACATTGGATAGTCAGACTTATTTAAACTCTGCTAAGGGGAAGTATTATCAGCGGATGGGTTTTTCTGGAAATAATGCCTCTTTTTCTCTGAGACTTCTTCCTAGTAGAGAAAGTTTATTAATGGAGCATAAAATGGATCGAGGATCTCATATGGATCCTCATGTTGGGTGGCCCTGGCAGTCTTTTTTGGATGAGGAGGCAAGGTTAGGTAGT